ATCTCCTCGAACATCAGCAAGTAGATGAAGTCCGGTAAGCCGCAGAAGCAAGCGATTGCAATCGCGCTCTCGACTGCTCGCAAAGCGAAGCAAGCGGCTGGAAAACCCGTCGGCAAACTGAAAAAATGACTGATTTCCCCATCATGGTGTACCGCTCGCCAGGCAAAAGCCCTGCGCGATATGGCACCTACGACTACTGCGGCGTCGAATCTCAAGACGAACTCGATGAAGCCCTCTCTTTGGGCTGGAGTTTGAGTGTTGAAGAGGCTGTGGACACCTACAACAAGGCCGTTGAGGCCGCTGTAAGGCTCAAGAACGAGCCGAAAGTGAAGATTGTGGTCAGTGAGCCCGAATCCGAGGCTGCGCCTGCTCCTGAGGCTGCTGGAGAGCCGGTTTTGCTGGCTGAAGAAGACGAAGAAGACGAAAAACCGCGCCGCAAGCGCAAATAACCGCATGGGATACACTAAACGCCAGTTCGTTGAGGCCGCTTTTGAGGAACTCGGGTTGGCGTCTTATGTGTTTGACCTCACGCCCGACGAGCTTCAGTCAGCGGTGCGCCGGTTGGACGCAATGGTGGCGCAGTGGTACGCGAAAGCCATCCAGATTGGCTACCCTTTGACTAACTCGCCTGACAACGCTGACCTCGACACGCAGACCAATGTGCCACTCACGGCCAACGAGGCGGTCATCTTGAATCTGGCGATGCGTATCGCTCCGCAGTACGGCAAAGCGCCTTCGCCTGACACCAAGACAGGCGCGATTGCTGGCTACCAGACGCTCCTCATGCAGAGCGCCAACGTCCTTCAGCAGCAGTACCCTTCGCAGATGCCTGCTGGCGCTGGCAACAAGGATGTGGATTGGCCGTTCTTGCCGGTTCCGTCTCTTGGCCCCATCGAGCAACAACCCAACGGTCAGCTTCTCTTCCTCTAACATGGCTATTCAAAATCTCGATAACGTCGACAGCATCAGCAACTCGACGTTGTTTGCTGTCAACCAGAACGGGCTCGATTATAACTGCACCGCAGCGGTGGTGGCTGACTTCATTGAGCAGAACGTCACGGTCAACGATGGCAAGGTCATCCAGTACTCCTCGCCGATTAGCGGCTCGACGGTCGCCATCAGCGGCACGAACAACAGCGTGTGGCTGGTGCTTACGCCCATTAGCACAGTGGCCTCGCTGACGATCCAACTCCCGCAGGTCTCGGGGTGCGTGGCAAACCAAGAGATTCTTGTCAACACCACCCAGACAATCACCGCTTTGACGGTGAACCTGAACGGGGCGGTCGGAGGCGGCGTTCCGACGACTCTCGCGGCAAACGGCTTCTTCACACTCCGGTTCGAGCCGGTCATCCAAAAATGGTATCGCGTAGGCTAATATGACACTCCCATTCAATCCCTCTTACGGCAGCGGACAAACCCAGTCAGCAACTGGAACTTCCGCCCAGTACAGCATCCGCTCTGGCACCCGCAGCATTTGCGTGACCAATACCGGCGCAACCAATCCGGTGTTTGTCCGCATCGGGCAGGGCACGATTACCGCAACGACCGCTGACTACATCGTCATGCCGAGCAGCCAAGTGTCCCTTGGCAAGTTCGAGGACGATAACGTCATTGCAATCATCTCGCCTTCCGGAACGACGGTTAACTTCATCTGTGGCGCTGGCCTGTGATTCGTTACCTCTCAAGACGACGCTCGAAGACGCCTGCGGGGCCCACGGTGACCCCTCCAGGGCCGCCTCCCGCCGCGTCGTTCTACCTGCGCCCTGGTGGCGGAACGAACTACTATCGCCGACCAGGCGGCGTTGACCGGTACCTCAGACCCTAAAGTATATGCCTGACATTACAGTATCCTCTGACATCGACTCCTTCATGCAGTCTGCCAGCCGGCAGGCTGCGATGGACAATCTCGCGGGCGCAACGACCTCCGGCCAGTACCTTCGTGGGAATGGCACCGACGTGGTGATGAGCGCGATTCAAGCTGCTGACGTGCCAACGCTGAACCAGAACACCACCGGTACAGCATCGAACGTAACCGGAACGGTCTTGGAAGCCAACGGCGGCACAGGGGAAACCACCTACTCCAATGGGCAGCTGCTCATCGGCAACGCCGCAGGCGGGCTTACAAAGGCAACGCTGACGGCAGGTAGCAATGTCACCATCACGAACGGCAACGGAGCTATCACCATTGCATCTTCTGGCGGCAGCGCAACCCCAACGGACGTGCAGGTGTTCACTTCCAGTGGCACATGGACAAAACCGGCGAATGCCAAGGCAGTTGATGTGATTGTGATTTCTGCTGGTGGAGGTGGAGGATCTGGTCGCAAGGCTGGCGTTGGATCTCAAGCATCAGGCGGAGGAGGAGGTGGCGGTGGATCGTATTCCGCCCGCAACATTTCAGCCACATTACTTGGTGCAACTGAAACTGTTACTGTTGGCAGCGGAGGCATTGGTGGAGCCTCTGTGAGCATCAACAGCACGAATGGCAATGGAGGTGGAGTTGGAGGCAATTCATCTTTTGGCACTTTGGTTCAGACGCAAGGCGGTGGCGGCGCAGGCGCAGCAACTACCGCATCAGGCTCAGCAGGAAGCTCGTCAAGTGCGCGTGCAATGTTTCAGGGTGGAAACGGCGGCGCAGGTGGGGCGGGAGCAGGATTGGGTGGAGCAAATATTTCTGTAGCTGCAGCAGGCGGTGGTGCTGGAGGAGGATTACCTACGTCTGCGACAGTTGGGTTTGTAGGCGGCAACGGAGGAACTGCACTTGGAAGTTTTTTAAGTGGAGGAACCGCTACAGGCGGCGTTATTGGCGGCAACGGAGGAACCGCTCCAAATGTTACCGCAAACTTTCCTATTGCTGGCAGCGGAGGTGCAGGTGGAGGATCTAGTGTTACTGGGAACGCTGGTGCTGGAGGCAATGGTGGGACTTATGGTGGCGCAGGTGGTGGTGGCGGTGCGGGCCTTGATAACGTCGGAAACTCTGGCGCAGGCGGCAATGGAGCAGACGGCATCGTTGTGGTCACAACCTACTTCTAATTATGAGATACGCTATTGTAGACGACCTCACAAAAGTTGTGCTGAATATCATCCGTTGGGATGGCGTTGCCCCCTACACACCTCCCGCTGGAACCAGCTTGGTAAATGTCACTGATATCCCGTGTGACATTGGCTGGATTCAACAACCAGACGGAACCTTTGCACCTCCTCCTGAAGATGCCTAAGAAGCAAGTCAACCTATCGGTCAGCCGCGGTGAGAAGCTCCCTGTATCTCAGGGAGCAGGACTCACTGCCAAGGGCCGCGCCAAGTACAACCGCGAGACGGGCAGCAACCTTAAGGCGCCGGCACCCAACCCAAAGACCGAAAAAGACGCTGCGCGTCGGCGCTCGTTCTGCGCTCGCATGAGCGGGATGCCGGGGCCAATGAAGGACGAGAAGGGGCGCCCAACACGCAAAGCTGCTTCACTCAAACGCTGGAACTGCAAATGAAAAAAGGACTATACGCCAACATCCACGCCAAACGCGAACGCATCGAAGCCGGTAGCAAGGAGAAGATGCGCAAGCCAGGCTCCAAGGGAGCGCCGACTGCGGCAGCGTTCAAAGCATCTGCGAAGACCGCCAAGAAGAAGTAATGCAAGTTCCACTCCTCAGCGGCATCTACACGGACGCAGCCGGCGACTTCCGCCGCAGCTACCCGCGTAACCTGATACCTGTCATCCAGCCCTCGGGGTTGAGCAACGGGTATCTGCGCCCCGCTGACGGCATCAAAAACTTCGCGGTAGGCCCTGGGGTAGACCGAGGCGGCATCGAGTGGAAAGGCGTTCTCTACCGCGTGATGGGCACCAAGCTCGTCTCGGTAAGCTCGCTTGGGAACGTGGTGGTTCTTGCGGACGTCGGCGGCAGTGGTCAAGTAACACTTGACTACTCAGAAACCCTGCTCGCCATTCTCTCCAGCGGCACACTGTACTACTGGGACGGTTCCACGCTCACCAGCCTGACGCCTGACCCCGCCATGGGGCCAATAACGGACTTCTGCTGGGTGGACGGCTACTTCTTCTTAACGGACGGGTTCTTCATCGCTACGACGAACTTGGTGAACCCGACCATCGTTCAGGCCAAGGCAACGTCCGAGGCTGACCCCGATCCCATCACGTCCATCCAGAAGTTTCGGAACGAGGTCTATGCGATTAACCGACACACCATCGAGCTCTTCAACAACGTCGGAGGGGACATTCTTTCCTTCCCGTTCGCACGCATCGAAGGAGCCCAGATACAACGGGGTGGAGTCGGAACGTACTCCTGCTGCGTATATCTGGATTCTGTGGCTTTCGTCGGAGGCGGGAGAAACGAGGGCATCTCGGTGTGGCTGGCGTCAGGAGCAAACACCGTCAAAATCTCTACCCGTGAGATTGACCAGATTCTGGCAACTTACACTGAAACTGCTCTGGCTACGACTATCTGTGAGGCACGGGTCTACAACGGACTTAACCATCTCTACATCCACCTTCCAGACCACACGCTAGTGTACGACGGCTCGGCCTCCCAGATTGCCGAACAGGCCATCTGGTTCACGCTGGCAGACGGTCTTTACGGCAACAGCAGCTACCGCGCACGCAACTTCATCAACGCCTACGACAAGTGGATTTGCGGCGACACGTCAGCTCCCAACTTGGGATACGCGGTGTACGACGTCTCCTCGCTGTGGGGCGAGCGTGTTGGCTGGCAGTTTGAGACGCAAATCTTCTACAACGAGGGCAAGGGCGCCATCTTCCACGAACTTGAGCTTGTGGCGCTCACGGGCCGCATGGCGCTTGGCGTGAACCCAACCATCTTTGCGAGTTACTCAGCAGACGGCATCACCTACTCGCAGGAGCGCGGTATCAGCGCAGGGCGCATTGGGGATCGCAACAAGCGCCTCACGTGGATGCGCAACGGTCGCATGGGCGACTGGAGAACGTACCGGTTTCGCGGGACAAGCGACGCGCACTTGTCTGTAGCAATCTTGGAGGCGCGGCTTGAGCCGCTTGTGTGGTAAATGGCGAACTCCATCAAGCCAAACCGGAATGACCTTGCCAAGTTCTTGCCCGACCAGCGCCTTATCCGCGCCTTCGAGCAACTCTTCGATTACGTCCCAGCCGAAATCGACGCCAACGCCATTGACTCGTATAACTCTCAGACGTCTGCGCAACAGGCGCTTGATACGGTTGAAGCTCTGCGCAGCGTCATCGAACTCGCTTCTACAGCGCCTGCGCAGCAGGCTAGCCAGATTGCTGAACTAGCGCAGCAAGTCGCCCTGCTCTCGCAAGCCCCACCGGTGGAGCAACGCAAGGCTCCCCGTTACGGAACCTTCTACGACACCACAACGCAGACGGCAGCGGCCATAAACACGGCGTACGCGGTCACGTTCAACTCAACCGACCTCAGCTTCGGCGTGAGCACTGGAACGCCTGCAAGCCGCATTTACGTTGATTCTGAGGGCATCTACAATTTCCAGTTCTCCATGCAGCTAGACAAGACCGCTGGAGGCGTTGGTCTGTTCTACTTGTGGGCGCGAATCAACGGCGTTGACCAAGCCAACTCGGCCACCCAAATCCGCATTCAGGGCAACAACGCAGAAAGTGTTGCGGCATGGAACTTCGTGTATAGAATGAACGCGGGAGATTACTTTGAGCTCATGTGGTCCGTGGACACCGTGGACATCGAGATCAAAGCCTTTACCGCAGCCCCACCGGTGCCTGACATTCCGTCGGTCATTTTAAGCGTCACCAACAACATCTCCTGACAATGGCTGTAACCGTCAAAAACATCATCCCGCCCAAGCAGGCTGAGGCTGCTGCGACAGCTCAGTATCAGGCGGTGAACTGCAAGTGCATCATCGACAAGTTCACGGTGACCAACACGGCGGCTGCGAACGTGTCCATCTCGGTGAACCTGATTACGCCCTCGGGTTCTGTTGCTGCCGGCAACCGCATCTTGTCCTCGAAGGTCGTCGTACCGAATGAGACCTACACCTGCCCAGAGCTCGTCGGGCAGGTTCTTGAGTCCGGTGGCATCATCTCAACGACTGCCAGCGCGGCGACCTCGCTCACCATCATGGCTTCTGGGAGGGAAGTGACGTAGAGATGACTTCCGCTGAAGAATCATTCCGGTGTCTGTTTGCAGAGGTGCTTCTTCTTCCTGAAGACGCGCAGGAATGGCTTCTTTCGTTTTGGCAGGTAA